TATGCAGGTTTACCAGATGAATGCTCAGTTGACGGTTACGTCTTATAAGGTTGAAGAAAACTACAACATGATCAAGCCTATGTGGCAGGATTTTTTGGTAAGGAATGCATTTCATGATCAGTCGAGGGCAGATGACGGCGCAAATCTCCACGCCACCAAGGGTAAATAAAAATGGCAAAGTCAAAAACAAAAAAAGACGCCTGTTATCACAAAGTCAAAAGCCGCTACAAGGTATGGCCCAGCGCCTACGCCTCGGGGGCTCTGTCAAAGTGTCGAAAGGTGGGCGCAAAAAATTGGGGAAACTCTACTAAGAAAGCAACAGGCGGGTTAATAGCGGCGGTTGATAATCCAAAACGTCCAGCGCGAAACAGATATCGAGACGGCGGTATGATTGCATCTGGATGTGGTATTGTAGAGGAAAAGAAACGTAAGAGCACAAGGACGTTCTGATGGCAAAAAAAGAGAACTCATTGCGTAAATGGTTTTCTCAGAACGATGGGAAGGGCTGGGTTGACTGTAAAACAGGTAAACCTTGTGGTCGCAAAAAGGGTGAGAAAAGAAAAAGTTACCCTGCTTGCAGACCTACCATGGCCCAGTGTACGTCCGCTTCGAAGAAGAAGAAATCTTCTAAGCGAATAAATTGGAAAGCCAAGGGTGGCTTGGTAAGAGTTTTTTAGAAAGGACGAGAGATGAAAGATTTGAGCGGAGATGGTAAGGTTACCAAGAAAGATGTTTTAATTGGTCGTGGCGTCATTAAAAAAATGAACGGTGGCATGATCAAAAAGGGCTACAAAGGCGGCGGCAAAGTAAAAGGCTACAAGAACGGTGGCTGTGTTATGGCTGGTCGCGGTGGGAAATATAAAGGCGAAATGTAATGACAACTTCTGGATCAAGAGATTTCAACCTCGATGTAGCTGAACTTATCGAGGAAGCATATGAGCGTTGCGGCATAGAAGTACGCACAGGCTACGATGCCAAGACTGCTCGTCGCTCTTTGAATCTCATGTTTGCAGAATGGGCCAACAGAGGATTGAACCTGTGGACTGTTAAATCTCATACGATTGATCTCACGCAGGGGCAGGCACAAGAAACTCTTTCGGACAATGTAGTTGATCTACTAGATGTTGTTCTTCGTAGAAACAATACTGACTATGAAGTTCAAAGAATATCCAGGGGTGAATACGCAACTTTGCCCAATAAGACAACGCAGGGCAGACCTAGCCAGTATTGGCTGAATCGTCAGATTAATCCTGTACTGAATCTTTGGTCAGTACCTGAGAACTCTACAGATCAAATTATTTATTATTTTGTTCAGAGGATCGAAGATGCTGACACATTAGTTAATACAACAGATATGCCATTCCGGTTCTATCCTTGTATGGCTGCAGGACTATCCTACTACATTGCTATGAAACGAGCACCAGAACGTGTACAGTTGTTAAAGACTGTTTACGAAGAAGAGTTCCAACGAGCAGCGGATGAAGATCAGGGAAGAACTCCTTTGAAACTTCAACCTAGTTTCAGTTATTTGAGGGTCTAATGGCATACGCGAGTGGCAGTAAAGCGTGGGGAATATCTGATCGATCAGGCCGTCGATACCGTCTTCGTGACATGAAGGTGGAGTGGACGGGAGCCAAGGTTGGTCCTGACGAGTTTGACCCCAAGCAACCTCAGTTATTTCCACCAAAAGCGTACCCAGATCCTCAAGCTTTGAGAAACCCAAGACCAGAAACAAATCTAGAGGAACAACGAGCTTTGCAGTGGGGGTGGAATCCAGTGGGATTTAACTACTTGCCGGGTCTTTCTCCAAATAACAATTTAGTAGCCACAGGATCTGTTGGCACAGTTACGGTGGTAATAACATGAGTTTTACATACGATCAGCTAAAGCAAGCTATTCAAGACTACACGGAAAATTCCGAAACAACTTTAGTAGCTAACCTTCCTTTGTTTATAAGGGCGTCCGAAGAGCGGATATTAAAGAATGTACAGCTAGATTTGTTCCGTCGTAATCAAACAGCGCATTTAACAAAAGCTAATCCTTACTTAAATTGTCCAAGTGATTTTTTAGCACCTTTTTCTTTAAGTTATATTTTATCTGGATCAAAAGAGTTTATAGAGTTTAAAGACGTTTCTTTTGTACAAACGTATTCACCTAATCCAGCAACCGAAGGATTACCTAAATATTATGCACAGTTTGATGTAGGTAACTTCCTTGTTGGCCCGACACCTAACGCAAACCTTGATGTTGAGCTACACTACCTGTATCGTCCAACTAGCATAACAGCGGGCGCAGGAAGTGGAACGACTTGGATTAGTTTAAACGGAGAGTTAGCATTGTTATACGGTTCGCTTGTAGAAGCGTACATATTTATGAAGGGTGAAGCTGACGTCATGCAACAGTACAATCAACGCTTTGAAGAAGCTATGATCGGGTTGAAGATGTTAGGTGAAGCTAAAGAAACCACTCAAGAATATAGAGTTGGTAAAGTTATAAGGACGAAAACGTAATGTTTAAACTAGATTTCAACATGCCGGATCAACCAATGGTATCGGTAAAAACTACCGATAACCGTGGGTTTTCTCCGGAAGAAGTAGCTGAACGCTGTGTGTCTAAATTGATCAGCGTTTCAGATGGTGCACATCCTGCTATTAGAGATCAAGCACTGGCCTACAAAGAGCACATGGAAGAAGTAGTTGCATTTTATATGCGAGAAGCTATTCGCAGCGACCGTACAACTGTGTATAATGCCCTAAAAGATTCGGGAAACCCCGAACTAGCTGACGCGATAAGGAGACTATAATATGGCGATAACTCAAGCAATGTGTACGTCCTTCAAGCAGAAACTTCTGCAAGGCCAACACAATTTTACCAATGGTGGTAGTACTTTTAAATTAGCTCTGTTCACAAGCAGTGCAAGTTTAGGTGCTGCGACAACAGCTTATTCAACCTCGAACGAAGCTTCGGGTTCTGGATATACTGCGGGCGGAGCGGCGTTGACAAACGTTACACCGACAACAAGCGGAACAACAGCATTCTGTGATTTCAACGATCTGACATTTAGCTCTGCATCTATCACTGCTAACGGTGCGATGATCTACAACACCACAACTGGTGGTGGATCGAACACTACAGACTCTTGTATTATCCTAGCATTTGGTGCGGACAAGACGGCGACTAACGGTGATTTTACTATTCAGTTCCCAACAGCGGATGCTTCAAACGCGATCATTCGCATCGCGTAAGGAGTAGCCTCCGATGGTAGACATCACAGGCTGGGGCAGAGGTACATGGTCTGAAGGACCTTGGGATTCCGCTATTCCTGTGACAGTCACGGGAGTATCCGGAACTGGTGCTGTTGGCTCAGTTGGCATCGTTGCGGAAGCTAATATCCCAGTAACGGGGACGGTTGCCACAACTGGTGTCGGATCAGTTACAGTATCTGCGGATGCAAACGTAGGGGTAACAGGGTTACAAGCAGCAGGAAGCGTCGGCACAGTTAGCGTCACTGCTGACGCTGTTGTTTTACCTACGGGTATTGCTGCCACGGGAGGTGTCGGCTCTGTAGTTGTTATTGCGGAGGCACTCGTTCTACCTACTGGAGTAGCGGGAACTGGAGCGGCAGGTTCAGTGGTTGTTACCGCAGACGCAAACGTAGGTGTCACAGGTCTAACAGCAACTGGGGATACGGGAACAGTAATCGTTCAAGCAGAGGCAAATGTCCCTGTATCAGGTCTAGTAGGAACAAGTTCTGTTGGCACAGTAGAAGTTTTAGCCAACAGCGTAGTCGAAATACCTACTGGAGTATCAGGAACAGGCGGTGTTGGAAGCGTTGTAGTAGCTGCAGAAGCTGTTATTTTACCCACTGGAATAGCCGGAATAGGCGAAATTGGCGACGTAGAAGTCGGTATTCGTGTAGATGTTCCAGTTACAGGGTTGGAAAGTACGGGAAATGTTGGTACTATAACCGTAATCGCGGAAGCAAATGTCGCAATTACAGGCGTTTCTGCAACTGGTCAGACTGGAGAAGTGTTCGTTTGGAGCCAAATAGATCCTAACCAGACACCAGGATGGAATGGAATAACACCGTCGCAAACACCCGGTTGGGACGATATAACACCGTCGCAATCCCCTGGTTGGACAGAAATAGCGGCATAGGAGAAACAGATGGCGAGTACATACACTAGCGCAAACGGCATTGAGTTGATCGCCACAGGTGAACAATCGGGTGCTTGGGGCGACACAACAAAC